TCACAAATTGCCCGACTCGTCCCGCCATACCGGTTGCAGCTCCTTTGGCCGGGTCTTCCAAATATTTGGCTTTGCCAGTCGCGTGACTCAATTCCGTCCGTTCGTGGACGTAAATGGCGTATGGTGCGGCCGGGCCTCCATACCCGAGCGTGACGGAAATACTGCGACCCTTGAATTTCGGTTTCTCCACGTGCCCGGTACCGCGGAGCGTTCCGGTATCCACGGGACATTCCCGTTTCGACTCGGTCATGATCTCCTGTCCCTCTACATAAAGACCGGCGGCAAACGCCCTGCGGCCCCTTTCTCCAAACCGGTTCAGCTCCTTCAAGACTTTGTCGAGTCCCTTAATTTTGACGTGGATTTGGGTTCTCCGAGCCAAAATGCACCACTCCTTTTTTAGCCGAAAAATACTACCTCGTGATGATCGCCATTCTCATCAGGGAACTTGGCCACGGCCAGGATGGGTGGGGATGAGCCGTCGGGCAATGTTACCCGATCTTCAGGGCTTACGTTGGAAATCTCGTAGATATAGACTTGGCTGGAGGAGACCTTCTCTTCTCCGGACGGAGTCCGCACCAATTTTTGTTTACCGACCACCCGCGCATTATAACTGGTCGCATCTCCATATATCGGCTCTCCATAGTCATTACGGCCAAGGAACGGCTCTATGACAATAGTATGGGGGAAAAAGTCTTTGAAATCGACTTCCATTGAACTTTCCACCTCTCAAAGGAAATCCTGTTAGCCGTTACTCCTCTATAACTGAGAAGCGTTTTAGTATCGTGCTGCTGGCCGAGCCGTCATTTGTGATTGATATGACGTAATCTTCATCAGCCTTAAGCATAATGGGTTTCTGTCCCGTAAGTATGTCGCCTCCAACCGCTTTAAATCCCACAGAGCCACCAACATAAAACTCGTCAATCTGGGTGCCGCCAGAAACGTCGGATGGATCAGAATAAACACCTACAGAAGAAGTATTCGAGCTAGCACGGTTACGATTGATTAAAATAACAGCAGAGGTTCCGTCCGTTATTGTGGGATTCTCGTACATCTTTAAGGTCATTTTATCCCCGTCTGTCACAACCGAGTCAACCATGAAGCATGCTGCAGTAGAGTCAGTCTTTATTTGTAAGTGTACGGTTGCCTCAGCATCAATCGTATATTTCACGTACCCGTGATAAGCATTGCCGTCTAAGCAGTGTTTCATAAGCAAGTCCAAAAACACAAACGCGTTCTGCGTTTTGTCATAGCCATTTGCGGTTTTTATGGTCGCGGTGCTCAAACCATCACCACCTAAATTTAATCGTCATCTTCATCAGTCAGGTAGGAGTCGTTCTCCATCATACCGAGCTCAAACCGCGCATCTTCTTCCGGCTCCTGCCATGTCGGATAAACAGATGCGGTTACAGCGCGTTTCTCCAGGTCGGTGGCCAGAGCCATATACGTCTTGGCCTTCTGGCTAAGGCTTATGCGGAGATCGCCTACAGCTTTATCCGCCTGGCGGGAAAACTTGGCCGTTATCGCTTTTGCAGCCCGACTTGCCGCTAATAAAACATTTGTTGTTTCAGTCAGCAGGTAAGTTATCTCTTCATCTTGCAGAAGCTGGTCCGTTTCGTCCGTATCGCCGATGTGAAAGCGCACCTTGTCCTTGTCGGTCGACAAACTGCTGTCATAGCTCCATGTCATTTAACCCACCACCTAAAACGAAGTCCCGGCATACTGTGTAGACAGCGTGCCGTGTTGATCCGCTATTGCTGGTTTTACCTGTACCTTGAGATTGGTGTAATAAGACGTTACCTCTTTTGTTACCGCTGCCGCAGTTGTAACCGAAAACTCACTGACTGCCGTATACGGGTAGGTCGCGCCGCCGTCCATGCTCCCTAACACCTTGACGGTCAGGTCATTAGTTGTTGTAGCAAACAGAAACGTTTTAGTTTTGAGGATCATGGTATCCCATGCTCCCGCGTCCGCGTAATCATTGCCTGTAGTGGTATAATCGTCGAACGAATCGTACATGGCATACAGATATCTATTCAGTAATCTCTGGACCATCAGGCGCCACCTCAGCTTCTGACTGGTCGATTAGTCCCAACCAATATTCGCAATCCTGGATCGCTCCGTTATAAGCGTTGAGGTTGGCAAGAAGCTGTTCGCGCTCGGCTTTCAGCTTCGCCAGCCTCTGCTCAATCTTCTCTTTTGTCAGCACGATGCCACCACCTAGCTAGCCGAGTACAGCGGGATAGCGTAATCAGCACCGTCCAAGCTTACCTTAAGGAACTTCTTGGTGGTGCCAGCATACTCGCTGTCGGTCAGCATATCTCTGGAACTGCCCTGGATTGTCAGGAACGTGTCTGGCAGGGCAATTCCCTGGAAGTATATCCCGGTCTTCGCTACACCCGATCCTTGCAGTGACATCAGAATGAACGCATCAAGGCCGCCCTTGGTTGTGGTTTCTCTTTGTAGCCATAAGTTTGTCAGGTAATCAGTCGCACCAACTTCTGCTAAATGCACGTTCCAACCCGTGACCGCCTGGGACGAAAGATCCGGAGTCCCGCTCTTGCCGATATAGATATAGCCGCCGTTGACATTCGCTGTCTCGCCTACTGTCAAGTCCGCCGCTAAACCGTTCCACTGGGAAACGGCAGATCCCCCAGTCTTTGCGCCCGTGTTTGATGCCACCAGGTGAAACATGTTGGCATAACCGCTGGAGAATGTGGAGCTATCGGTTACAGTTAGCGAAAACGCATCATCTGCAGCTGATCCAGCGATTGTACCTAGAGCTATGTCAACCGCCCCAGCCGCACTGTTCGTGATTGTGGAACTGTTATTCAAAGTGACTTTACCTGTAGCCAAGCTACCAACTATAGCTTTACCTCTTGTCAGCAGGTTCACCCATCATCGCCTCACTTTCCTTTCGCCTTGTCAAGATTAAGTGGAGCCAGCTCCTCCATCATACGTTCCTCTCGTTCTGCCCGCCTGTCTTCTTCTTCCGGCGTTAAGACTTTTCCAGAATGCTGTTTGTTTCCATGGTGAGTGCGCTCTGCGGAACCGATGAACTCAGCCCCGCAGATGGCACACTGGTATGTTTCAGCCTTCTTCCCGACCGGGGCGAAATAGCCGAGGCGGACGAGCTTCTCATCATTCCGCGCGCCTACGAGCTCTACGATTTGTCCTCGGTCAAGCTCCTGTCCCGCATAGCCAAAGGGTCTCCTTGCCCAATAACGTTGCTTGGTAGTTGCCATTATACCACCGCCCCACTCATAAAGAGACCGGCATTTGTGCCGGTTGCTTTTTGGTCAAAATAGGTGTTAGCCTCGATGATATCCACCTCACGTTCCTCATCGCGCATCCGTTTGATATACTGAAGCGCATTGGCTACTATTTGCCAGACGAAGGTATAACCGGCAGCAGGAGTTAGCAGAGACGGCCTCTCTGGAACGTAAATCATCAAAGCATTCTTGCCCCAAATCCTGGAATACGACACTGAGGATTCGGCAGTGCCCTCGGCAGAGGCAGTGTAAATTGCCCGACCGATCAGTACTTTGTCAAACTCAGCCAGCGAAGCAAACAGATCTTTGGTCATCTGTCCTTTCTGGGTGTACTTGATGGTGTCAATCAGATCCGGATGCCATTTGAGCTTAAGCCAAACCTGTTTCCCTAGTATGAGGGCGTTAGGTTCGCGGCCAATCAATGCCTCGACCGTGTCCTTGTAGTCGTCAAGATCAGTCAGCGGACTGGAGTTAGCATAGTCTGACCAAACGGTGAAGTCGGACCCGCCAGTCTTGTCGGTGCCCCAAACACCGGTCGTAAAAAAGTCGGTAGCGAACGCCACCTCACGCCGCATTTGGATTTTATCCGTCACCCACTCGGTTGCATCCCGGTCCAGGTTGAACGGAGCGTCCGCATTCTTCCTGGTCTCATCGTCGATCTCTTTCCGGATGGAAAAGCGGTCGCAGAAATACTTCGCGGTGGTTGTTACCTTCCACCCACCACCAGCGGACTTAGTCCCCGGGGCCCTCAGTTTGGCCTCATCCCTAAACCAGTGAGACTGATCGTACTGCGGGATGATGTCAGACTGCTTCTGCACCGGCACGATCGGAAAGATCTGGTCGGCAATGTATTCCGGATTCTTGTACCCGATAGAAATATTGGTCAACAATTGGTCTACATGAAGCGTGCTTGCTACAGGATTAGGCATTACTAATCACTCCTTTTTCAAAATAAATTCACTAGGTCGTGCTCAGCGTAAACGGCCCGGTCAGCAGTACACGAATAACCGTCCCGTCGGCAGACGAAGCATCAAGCGCAATACCGGCGATATAGTTGGTGTCAGACGCTTTTTTCACTGCTTTGCCGCTTGCATCGGTGCCGACGTAATCGCCAACGGCAATGTTGGTGCTGGAGCCGTCAGATACGACCTTGCTAATGCCCAGCACCCTTACTTGTGCCGCATGATACTGGGTCGGCTTGTTCTGCAATACACCGATAGGCTTATCTGCCGCATTGTCACAGACATCAACTTGATCAGTACCACTCAATTCAACAAAGTAATATTGCTTTGCGCTCAGATCGTTCTCAGCCTTTGCGCTGATGTCGAATACAGCCATTTCGGTTGCCATCAATATCTACCTCCTTAAATCCTAACCGCAGTCTCTTTGCGGTACTGTTCATAAAGCTGCGGGTTTTCAGCCAGCACTTTCGCCAGCGCGTCCATCCTGCTTAAGTTGGCGTTTTTCTGCACTAACCCCGCTGCCATGGCCTCGACTTTGGCAACAGCGGAGTCGCCAGCGGGCATGCCGCCTCGGCCAATCTCAGCATAGAGCGCGCCTTTCTCGATGGCTTCACTGGCCGCCTTCAGCACACCTTCAAGCTTGGTATATTCTTCCGGCGCCTTTTCAGCCAAACCCTTCAGCACCAAACCAAATTCTTCCGGCTTGGTCGGCAGGTTGGTAAAGTCAGTCGCGGCCTTTTGCACGAACTCCTTGCGAAGCTGCTTGTCGCGTTCTTCCTTAAGCACCTTCTCAAGCTCTTCGGCTTTCTTGATGGCTTCCTGCTGCTCTTTCCAGAGTGCCTCTACCGCAGGACGAACTTCTTCCGGAATACCGGAAAAGTCATAGCTTCCGTCTTCCTTTTTGGTCGGTGCAGGATAACCATATTTCTTCTTCTTGTCTTCTTCTTCCTCGTCTTTTTTGTCCTTAGCCTTCTCGGTCGGTGCAGGATAGCCGTAGCCGGCCAACTCGGCCAGAGTCTTCATGATGTCCTTGGGCAAGGAGTCCTTATAAGCGTTGAGTAGTCGTAAAGCGCCTTTGACTGCATTCTGTGCCTTGTCGGATAGCTTGGCTGCTTTCAGGACTTCCTCCACTTTCTGCTCATCTTCAAGTTCAGTTTCTAAAACAGCCTTAAGAATTTCTTCCATTGAACTTCCCTCCTCAGATTTGTAAATAAAAAAGCGCTTTTTTACAGCGCCTCTTGGTACAAGACTAACTTCTGGAATTTCTAAATCACTTAATTGGTACACATAACCACCCTCTTACGCTATTTGGATGTCAATAAACTCCACCTCCGGTAACTTTGGTTTGTCAATTGAGGTCCTCACGCCAAAACCACCAACAGAATAACTTGTTAGCCTTCTTTCTTCGACCTCTTTCCATAATCCATCGGCCTGAATTTTACTGCCGAGAATCCATGCCCCGGAATGGAATATCTCTCCGCCGCACTTAACCCTGTACGCCCTATGTGGCTTCCCTTCCATCGCCTTCTGCCAGTCATCATATGAGGGGTACGGGAATAGATAACTCTCGACAGGCACAGCATCGGCCTTCTTATGATGTCGATAGCCTAACAAACAAGATTTGATCAGCCAATTATGTGCCACCTGCTCAACATCTGCTGGACTTACCCAATCGTCCTGGGAATCAACTTGATAGGGATCCAACGCTACACCA